TACTGCTGCTTGGCAAAAAGTTTATAACGCTAATATGGAAAAATCTGTTGGCGTTAAAGAAGGCCGTCCGAATCCGTTTGGGTTGCCAGATTTAATGAAACCAGACGGCTGGGTTGCTCCAAGCCATGAAGGTAACCACGGTGATTTAAAGAAAGCTTTGTAAATGATATCTGAAACTGAAGAAAAGCCTAAAATGATAGCTTTGAGAAAAGCACTACGTGAGCTTAAAATTGATCATGTTGTAAAAAAGAAAGATGGTAACCTAATCATAATAAATCTTTGGATAGGCGACGATGACTAAATAAAGGAGAGTTGGTGGTCAAAGCCAGCTCTTTTTATTTACTTAAACGGTGTGGTAAAAGCACCAATAAAGAAAGGAAGATTAAATGGAAATGTTAACTTTATGGAGCCTTGTCGGGTTCCTATTTGCTGCATATGCAGTTATTGCTAACGATTCAGTACAGACTCTCGGTACTTGGATGGCATCAAACAATGAGAGATATAATTATAAAACATTATGGATTGCTGCATCAGCAGTACTATTAGCAACTCTTTGGTATGGATGGGTTGTAAATGGCGGTGATATATCATACGGTAGATTAAACAAAATTCCGTGGCAAGAAGTAGAATGGTATCATGCTGCTGCACCAGGCATACTAGTTGTATTAACACGTTTTGGTGTACCTGTTTCAACATCATTTTTAGTATTATCTGTGTTTGCTTCAACCTTCGTGTTGGAAAAAATGCTAATGAAATCTATTATGGGATACGGTATTGCAGCTTTGTTTGCTTACGGAGCATGGTATGTTATAAGTAGAACACTCGATGAAGCAGCACCAGTTAAAGAAGAACATAAAAACTATTGGCGAATTGCTCAGTGGTTTGCAACAGGTGGTTTATGGTGGACTTGGTTGTCTCACGATATGGCTAACATTGCAGTGTTCCTTCCGAGACAAGTACCAGTAGATCTAATGATTATGGTAAGTGGTGTATTCGTGATTGGATTGTTCTTTATGTTTAGAGAACGTGGAGGTAAGATACAAGAAATTGTATTAGAGAAACACAATACAAGATATGTAAGATCTGCAACATTGATTGACTTATTCTACTGGCTGTGTCTATACTTCTTCAAAGAACTTAATGACATTCCAATGTCAACAACGTGGGTATTTGTTGGTATGCTTGCAGGACGTGAACTTGCTATTGCATCGTTTACTGGCAAGATGAAGTTCAAGAGTGTATTCCCATTAGTTGGAAGAGACTTTATGAAAATGATGATTGGTCTAGGCGCTTCGGTTGGTCTAGTACTTATGATCCATTATGTTATCGTTCCCAACGGACTGTAACAATTTGTTACAAGTGTTACCGGTAACAGTTTGCTATTGCCGGTAACATACCTCATAAATAAATCATGCAGTTAATATTTGGAGGTCCCACAATGTGCTCACCAGAAGTACGTAAAGAAGCCAACCGTTTGAATTGGATGGTAAAAGGTCAACTAATTGATAAAGCAGAACCTGACTCTGTAGTTGAATACCTTTATGATAGTTATTTTAAAAGATTATGGGGCAATCACGAGAGATGCCAATATGCCGAAGAAGGTTTCGATGTAGCATATGAAGATCGTGTAACAGAATTACGCATTGCAGAGATGTCTAAAGTTGCCGTTTTAGGTTATAATTAAATAACTGTTGACAAGCGTCTGTTACTAGTATATTATATAAATAATATTGTAAACGTTGAAGCAACGTGAAAACATGCTGGACTCGGGGGCAGTACCCGACAGCTCCACCAAAAGCACACTATTCCAGTTAATTCTGGAACGTATCTGATAAAGCGGGTAGTGTGTTTTTGATGGGGCTGAACTAGGATCGACAGGTGTTGTAGTGAAGTGGAGTTTACCGGATGATCGCGTATAGATCAATTAAACTAAATGCAAATGAAAATTTCGCACCATCTGGATTATTTGCTCTAGCAGCATAATCACAGGGAGTTGGCCACTTACTTAGCAACAGAAAAGTGGCACTTTAATTATTAAAGAGGATATTATGTCAAACAAATTGAAAGAACTAACGTGGGCTCACCACCAATCTGCCGAGCGAAGAAAATTCGCTAAAGAACTTATTTCCGGCAATATTGATACAGCATTGTATCACAAATTCCTATGTTGTCAGTACATGAATTACGAAGTACTAGAACGACACACTATCATCCCTCCAAACTTACACGCTATTAAACGCCATAGACGTATCTTTGAAGATATTAGAGAACTAGAAGATGTCTTCGGTTACTCTCCTACAGGTGATTTCCCTCCATCAGTAAGTAAATATGCATCATACGTTAATGGATTAGCAGAGGCTGATGATAACGAAGCTTTACTTGCACATATGTATGTTCGCCACTTTGGTGAATTACACGGTGGACAAATCATCAAAAAGAAAACTCCTGGCAATGGCTTGATGTACGAATTCGAAGGTGACACTAAAGTTCTTATTGAACAGTTTAGAACATTGTTATCTGACGATATGGCTGATGAAGCAAAGGTTTGTTTTGATTTTGCTTCAGAATTATTTGATGAACTTTCAAAAGAAATGGTTGACAAAGCTGCTATTACGTAGTATAATTATACCATAACAAACAGTTAATTAAGGAGACTATCACCATGCAAAATAACATGCAAGATGAAATTGAATCTGAAACTGACATTGGAATCGAAAAAGATTTAAAGCGTCAAGATCGTATGGCTCGCTCAGAAGCAGCTAGGCTTCGTAGGCAGGACATTAAGTTAGTTCGTGAACAACTTGTTCAAAACGAATGGGCTGCTGCAAGACGAGCTAAAAAGAAAAAATGAATCACACACTTGAAATCCAAGTATCGGATACGGGAGAGCATTTTATTGTTCTCCCTGATTCTGTATTACTAGCTTCTAATATCAATTTTGGTGATGATGTTGAGTGGAGTATAAGTGAAGACAATCGCGTTGCAACATTAACCAAAGTAATAAAAGATGAAGCAATATAAATCACCCATACTCTGTTTTGACTCTGTGTGGAAAAAGCTCGATACTACTGAAAAGTATACTGATAGTAAAGGCAATATTAAATACAGGCCAAAGTACGTATTGATTTTTAATATAAATCCAGAATATAGAGGTAAGAATAATGGAACTATGGGATAGATTAAATGGCTATGCTGATTATATTTCAGCAAGCTTTGATAAACATTTTACTCGTTATGATAACGAAAAGTATACAGACGATCTTAAATTCAAAGATTGGAATGATACTTTTTGGCACTCTGACCAAGTATCAAAAGCTCATTTAAAAACAATTGTACCAGCAGATGGTAAAGGCTTGTGGCTAATGCATGTGAATGTGTTTCCAGACCCAAGCTATGAATTGCCAATTCTTGGATTTGATATTGTAGCAGGACCTAAAAAAATTACAGGTTCGTTTATGGATTACAGTCCTTTGCACGGTTTCCCGCATCCGTATAATGAATATATGGAAAGGCGAGTTAAAGACTTAGAATGGAATAAGCCTAGAGAATTACCGCCGTGGGCACAAGAGATATTTTCAAAAGACATGCTTGCAGTAGGTAACATCAAGACTGACGAAGAGCTTGATCAGTTTATCGCAGTAACAACTGACTTAGTAGATCATTACCTAGATAACATAGATACAAATGCTCTCGACAGTCATCGAAACATAAAACCATTACTAAACAAGTATTGTCAAAATCAAAAGCTTAATCCGCACTTGCACCGTTCTATTTTAGCAATGGGAATATCGGAAGAAGATAAAGACAAATACGTTAACAATGTGTTATTTGAGGAATTAGACGATGAATAGGTATAGCTTTGGAATGCAAATTAAGCCTATCTCTCAGATATCAGGAGTTAATAATAATAGAAATAAACAGTTGACAGTTAATGGCTGTTGTGATATAATAGATATATCAACTGGTAAAAGAAACATTAAAATCGGTAAACACCAGTTTATTGCAACAATTGTTTATTGCGCCAATTGTGGCAGTGTTAAAGCAACTTCAAGTATTAAGGAGAATAAACAATGATCAGTAAAACGCTAATCTCTGAAACAGACGGTCAAACCTTAAAGGCAGACTACTTCGCTACAGACAACGGTGCCGGCATTCGTTTCTTCATTAATAACGAATTTATCAAAGAAGAAGTTTATGAAGGTAAAAACATTCACTTCGCTCAATCAGCAGCCGAAAATTGGCTTGCAGGGATAAAGACACTTAATGGATAAGGACATGAATGAAGCTGCTATGGTAGCACCAAGAACGCCTGAAAAGGTACATCATGAAATTCAATATATGCTCAAAAGTGGTATAGGTTATATAGATGCATTATGTGAATATGCTCGTATAAACGAATTGGAAATTGAAACAGTAGCAAATATTGTTAAGAAATCTTCTATTCTAAAAGAAAAAGTAAGATCTGAAGCAGTAGATGCAAAATTGGTAATTAAAGATGATCAAGACCTCACTAAGTTATGCTAACGAGGATAGTTTCGTATGGTACGTAAAGTACCTTGCAATGAAGAAACATTTTACCTCTGACGGTTATGACTACATTAAATACCACGGAAAGATAAGAGCGTCATACGATAAGTATAGAACTCGTAATGATGCATATTTTTTCGAAAAGCTTTCACGGAAAGATGATCCAGAAAAGCTTATGCTATCTAATATGATAGTAAAGCCTAATGTATGGATACGTGAAATACTCGAGCAAGAAGGTGAAGATCGGCATGTTGATTGGCAACGTAGAATAGATACTCTATCCCGCACATTCAAAACCGAGATTAATCTTCTTGACGACAACTTCCAAGCTAATTTTACTTCAGTGAATGGGCAACATCCGTTGCTTATGACTTTATATATGCAAAAGAAAATTAGTTTGGAAACTATTACTATCCTTGCTCATATCGCTAATATTTTTCCTTATTGGGATAAAGAAATAGTTGACAAAATCATAGCATGTGATATAATAAGACTAATAAGAAAGTATAAACCTTTCTTAGAAATTGATGAGAAAAAGTTCAAAGATTTGATCCGTGATCGTTTTTTCTGATATAAATAGATGGCAGGGTACAAACCTGCACATACATCGCAATATAAACAATCGCTATATACAGCAAAACTAGGAGAAGTACATATGTCATTTGACGCACTCAAAAAGAATCGTTCAAGTTCTTTAAACAAATTGAACTCACAGCTCGAAAAGATTACTCAGAAGAGCTACTCAGATCCCAATGAAGGTAAAATGTGGAAGCCAACCCGCGATAAAGCAGGTAACGGTTTTGCAATCATTCGTTTCCTTCCAGCAGCACAAGGTGAAGAAATGCCTTTTGTACGTGTATGGGATCACGGTTTCCAAGGTCCAACAGGACAGTGGTACATCGAAAACTCCCTTACTACTATTAACCAAGACGATCCAGTCTCGGAATACAACGGCAAGTTGTGGAACTCAGGTGTTGAATCTGATAAAGAACTTGCACGTAAGCAAAAGCGTCGCTTGAAATATTTTGCCAATGTACTAGTTGTTAAAGACTCATCCAACTCAGATAATGATGGTAAAGTCTTTATGTACCAGTTCGGCAAGAAAATCTTCGACAAATTGAATGATCTAATGAATCCTCAGTTTGAAGATGAAACTCCAGTAAACCCATTCGATCTATGGGAAGGTGCTAACTTCCGTTTGAAAATTCGTAAGTTTGAAGGTTATCCTAACTACGACAAATCAGAATTCGATGGTCCTTCACCGGTCTCCGAAGATGATGCAGAGTTGGAAAAGATCTACAATGCAGAACATAAACTGCAAGATTTAGTAGATCCAAAGAACTTCAAATCTTATTCTGAATTGAAAGCGAAACTCTATCGTGTACTAGCGCTAGATGAAGAAGCTTCTACACCTGCTACGGCAGAGCAAGATAATGAATTTGATCTAAGCTCTATGGGTAATGCAACAACAGCAGCACCACAGCCAACGCTAACAGAAGCGATGCCAGCAACATCATCATCTCTATCAATGGATGACGATGACGACGATCTATCAATCTTTAAGGAGCTAGCGAATGGCTAACAAAGTCTATGAAGAAGTTCTAGACTTTGACTTTGGTTTCAGCTTTATCGATGAAGAAATTCAAGAGAAAGAAGCTGAAGCCAAAGATGCTATTCAAAAAGTTAGCAGTGAGAAGGCGACCATTCAAGATCAATTGAATGATCAAAAGCTCGCTGCTGACGACCTTGAATATAGGTTGGAACTCCTTTACAAATCCATAACGCCGTTCTTAGATAATCTATGTAAGAACCCAGATAAATCAACAATTTACTGGCCTGACCGAGTTACTAAAATTCAGGGATATAAAGCTAAATTGTTAACCATTGTAGAAGGAGATTGATATGAGTCTATTAGACAGGCTGGTGAAAAACAGCACAATTAAGATGTCGGCGCCATTGATGGAATCTAAGGTGTACGGTAAAAAAGATATGGCACCAACCAATGTGCCAATGGTAAACGTTGCTCTATCAGGTCGTATTGATGGTGGTGTTTCTCCAGGACTACTCGTCTTGGCAGGTCCATCAAAGCACTTTAAATCAGCATTCGCATTGTTGATGGC